GCCAGTTCACCCTGTACAAGATCACTTGCTGTTGGAACGGCAGAAGCAGTAGAGCTGTTCTTTGTTACAATTTTTGTTGCCATAGTTATATACCCTTAGTATGTGCCGCCGTTCAGCGTACCAGTAGTCATGTTGTCTGCGTTAAGTGTTGAGTTAGATTGTAAAGCTGTGTCAGCCTTTGTGCCTTGTGCTGCTGTAGCATAGTCCGTAGCCGCTGTAGTAGCAGCAGTACCTAGTCCTAAGTTAGTTCTAGCTGTGCCTGCGTTAGCCAAGTCAGACAAGTTATTAGCCTTTAGAGCTGCTGTAGACAACTCCGCTGCTGCCGCTGTAGCACTGTTAGCTGCATCTGTAGCACTGCTGGCTGCTGCTGTAGCACTAGAGGCTGCGTTAGTCTCAGCAGTCTCAGCGTTAGTCTCAGCAGTCTCTGCATTGGTCTCTGCTGTCTGTGCTGCTGTAGCGCTAGTGGCTGCATTGCTTGCCTGTGTAGACGCTGTAGAAGCACTAGAGGCTGCGTTAGTAGCACTGGTAGCTGCCTCAGATGCTTTAGTAGTCGCTGTACTAGCTGACCCTGCTGCTGCTGTGGCGCTTGATGCTGCGTTAGTCTCGCTAGTAGCTGCGTTAGTTGCGCTGGTGCTTGCCTCTGATGCCTTGGTAGTTGCAGTGCTTGCAGAGGTTGCTGCATTGCTTGCAGAGGTTACTGCTTCAGCAGCCTTGGTAGTTGCTGTAGTTGCGCTGGAGGCTGCACTGGTAGCAGAGCTTGCTGCATTGGCAGCACTGGTGCTTGCTTCGCCAGCCTTAGTAGTAGCTGTAGACGCGCTAGTCGCTGCATTAGTGGCTGATGTAGCTGCCTCACTAGCCTTGGTCGTAGCCGTTGTAGCACTGCCTGACGCTGCTGTGGCGCTGTTGGCTGCATTAGTAGCTGAGGTAGCCGCTGCACTAGCATCCGCAGATACAGAGGACTCTGAAGCAGCAGCCGCTGTAGCACTTGCAGCAGCATTGGTGGCTGAAGTAGCTGCACCACTGGCTGAAGCAGCAGATGCTGTAGCTGAATCACTAGCAGCAGTGGCTGAAGAGGAAGCATTAGAGGCCGATGTAGCAGCATTGCTTTCGGAGGTTGAGGCATTGCTGGCGCTAGTCGAAGCCTCTGATGCTTTAGTCGTTGCCGTAGAAGCGCTGTTAGACGCACTGGTTGCGCTTGTAGCGGCTTCTGAGGCTTTAGTAGTAGCAGTGGTAGCACTTGCAGCGGAAGCCGTCTCAGAGGCTCCTGAGGCTGTCTCAGAGGCACTGGCTGCCGTAGCACTTGTAGCAGCGTTTGTAGCACTAGTGGCTGCGTTAGTCTCTGATGTTGCTGCGGCAGTTGCTGAGTTCTCTGCTGCTGTTGCGTAGGCTGCAACACCTGTGGCGCTGTTGGCCGCATTAGTAGCAGATGTGCTTGCTTCAGCAGCTTTAGTTGTAGCAGTTGTAGCAGAGTTAGCCGCATCTACTGCACTAGCGGCTGCATCACTTGCTTTCGTAGTAGCTATCGCAGCTTGGGCTGTAACAGCAGATATAGTGGCATCCGTATTGGAGTCACCAGCACCACCATCACCTCTAAATATAGCCATTGTAGCTCCTACGAAAACAAAAGAAAGGGAGAATAAAGAAAGGGGGACTCCGCGAAGAATCCCCCAGTTTAGCTTTAAAGTACAGCTAGGGTGAAGCCTGCTTCTGGACGCATTACTTGACAACCGTAAAGCGTATCAGCAGTGTACAGGGTTCCTAGGAATTCCTGCTTGTACTGAGTCTGAGAACGTACAGCCTGCTGCTCTGCAAGAACATTGGTGTCCTTGTGGATCAACTGAGCGCCACGGATGGAAGCACCACCAGTAGTGTCAATGACAGGTACGTTAGTAGAAACATATACGTCAACACCGTACAGGTTACCAATCTTGCCAGTCTCTACGCCTTTGCCATTAACAAAGTCAGTAGAAGTGTAGCGATCAATACCCATGATAGCGTTACGCAGTGAGGGTGGTACAACGAAGCTACGACCGTCCATAGGAACGTCTGCATCGTCCATCTTCTGAATCAGCGCACGGAACGCAGCGTCAGAGAATGCACCAATGTCAGCAGCACCGTCAGCGTCAAATGCTTCAAGAGCGCCAGAGGTAGTGTTGATCTGGAAAGAACCAGAGTTAACGTAGCTAGAGCCATCGCCATCGCCGAAAGACTTAGCCAGTTCAAACAGATCGTTGTCAACCTGCTTGGCCAGACCGTAGCCAGCGTCGCCAGTATAGAACTGACGCAGAGAAGCGAGAGCCTGTACTTCGGTGATGTCTTCAATCAGACGAGAGAACTCAAAGTGCTTGTTGATGTTGATCAGGACTTCTGACTCAACAGAGTTCTGGATAGTTACGGCAGTCTCTGCAACTTTAGCGTGAGCTGAACCACGAGTAGGCTTAGGAACGTGAATGGTATCACCTTTCTTGCCAGTCATGCTCATCTTCTTGATTAGGTTAGCCATTACAAGATTGCTCTTGTACGCAGCAATTACTTCGTCACTCCAGATTTCTGGGATAAACTTAGCGGCGCTAGTGTTGTCTACTGCTCCGCCCATGTTGGGATATACTGATGTAGCCATGATAATACTTCCTTAAAGAGATTTAGTTTCTGACTCTCCCTTCTTGGTATGCTTGCATGATCTCGTCAGACAAAGACAAATACCTATCAGGGTCGGTCTGCATTAGTTTAATAATGTCTGAGCGTCTATAAACTTTACGACTTGCTGCTTCGCCGCTGCCTTTAGCATTACCTGCTGAGGCGTTCTTAACTGCGGTTTTACGACTAGCCTTCTCATTAGCTACAGTCTGTCCTACTATCTGTTGACGTTCTTTCCACGTAGTGAAGAGTTCATCAGCAGCTTCGTAGTCATACTGCGTATCCGCTTGTGCAAAGAGCTGAGTACGAATCTTTGATCCTTTAATCCAATCAACAAACTTACCATCTTGCAGAATCTCTTGCATGTCGGGATGACGTTGTTGCAATTGAGACTGCGCTGTTTGTTGTTTATACTGCTGAGTCTGTGCTTCAGCAGCTTTGATTGAAGGATGATTCTTAATCGCTCTTTCGACTGCCTTGTCGGGATCAGAGAAAAAGTCTATGTCTTCTTCAGGTTCTTGGGTTGCTGGTGTTGTGTCGAGTTGTGTCTGTATGTAGTTATCTACTACTGAACGAAGCTCCCCTACTTCACTGCTCTGACGGCCTAGTAACTTCTCAGCCTCCTGATGCATCCTTACAATCTCAGCAGTTGACTTTCCTTGGTACTTCTCAGGGATTTCTTCTTCTTCCTGTTGTCCTTGAGGAGTTACCTCTACTTGAGGTTCCTCTTGAATCTGACTTATTTCTTCTTGTTCAGTTTCGACGTCTTCTGGACGCTCGTCTATTAGTGTTGCCATTATTAAACTCCGTGAGTATTCTCATTATGGAGGTGTATTATGCAGGGCTTCTTGGTTAAGAGTTGGCCTTGCGCTCTTGCTGTAACTTCTGCGCTCTGTTTTTTTCCCACTGTCTGGTAGCACCCATAAAATCACCAGAGATAGGGTCTAGCTTACTTCGCACAGCACTTACAATTCTTCTTGCAATCTTATCGCAGTCTAAGCAGGGGATGTGGGTACACTCAGAATCTGTGTAGCGTTCATTCGTGTGTCCATCCTCGCAACGATACTCGTAGATAGCTTTCATTAGGCAGCTTCTTCTACTTCTTCTTCCTCTTGCATTGCTTGTTCTTCTGCTAAGTCAATCTGAGCTTCTAGGTTTAGTAGGTTAGCTATGATAGAAAGTTGGCCCTTACGAAAGTAAAGGTCTTCATTATCTTTTGCAGCTTCTACTGAGTTGATCACCATCGCATTAGACTTAAGGTCTTCCATTAGCTGCTTCCAGCCGTCTGTTCCAAACATATCTCTAATGTTACGGTAATATAGCTCAAGGTCTTTATCAATCATACTGTTTCTCCCTAAGGACAGTTAAGTTAAGTTATCATTAATGAGATATAAACACCTCATATACTACTTATTATATCATAAATGAATAAGAAAGTCAAGCGTTATTTCTTCTTTTTACTTGACTTTGTAGTATTTTTGTTGTATATAGCATCCCAGTT